CCGTTATCTCCGCGCGCTTTGCGCCATCTCGAATGACGCCGACTGTCTCACGAATGTATTGCAACTCCCCAATGGTATCCTTGAATAAATATTCAAGGGCGGACGCGAGCGAAGACTTGCCGGAACTGTTATGGCCAATAAATATATTGATCGGCTTAGTTAGCGATATCGACGCTTCGACGATGGCGAGAAAATTATGTATCGACAGATGAGTGATCGCATATGACATGATCTTTAGAACCTTTCTTTGTTTAGGGGTTAGGGCCGTCAGCGGCCCGACCAACGACGCTTCCCCCATTCGAGTATTAGCAGTGCTTCGGCGCGGTTGTGATCCATTTTGCGGCTCAACAATGGCGCGGCTTCGGGAAATAATTCCAGCGCTTTTATTCGGGCAGATTCCTTTCCCCGTGGACTGCCACGAAGCATTTCAGCTTTCCATGTTGCCGGATGAACTCTTTCGTATGGCACCTGTATGCTAGCCAGGATACCGCGCCAAATGCCAAAGCCTAAACCGACAGCGAATATTGAGGCAGCACCGACCGGTTGGCCCTTGACCAGTTGGCCTTTTATGCGTTGTTTGGCCATTATCGGCGCTGGGACAGCTTCTTCTATAACTACCCTGACTCGCCCTCGCTCTCCGGCGCATATCCCTGCGAGTAATTGATACATTGCGGCGTCATCATACATTGTGCGGTTGCGAAGTTTAGTGACTCCCCCTTTGCGCAGATTTGGTTTCTGCACAACATAAGTTGGGGTATCCACTATGCTAGTTACCGTGCCAGTGGCGTCGTTGTAGGACGCAACCGCGCCGGTTAACCCGTTATCAATTCCAATCCACAACATAACAACCCCCCATTGTTTTAAAAGAGTCGCCCGCCTTTTGATCTAGGCTGGGCAGCGTTCTCCGTGCGCTCCTGTGGAGCGCTTTGCCCTCCCCCCTGGGTCATGTCCGCGCCGACAGCGGCCTGCTCTGAAAACGACTTGTGGTCGTCGTACCGGTCAGGGTCTCCTGCTTGCATTTTTGATAAATCGAGATTGCCGGTTTCGGTGCGCTTGGGCGCATTCGCTCCGAAATACTCTTCTTTGCGCGAGACTCCATCGACAATCGCGCGGAGAATTTTTCGCAGGTCCAAAATTTCATCCTTGGTAACGGCGTCGATTGAATGGCCGAGGTATGCTTCCAGCTCAGCGACAGCGACTCCGGCTTTTAGATAACCCTGTTTAATCCGGCCTATCATCTCCGGTCTATTTGCATCGGCGTTGACGCGAACGGTATCATCCGCCGTCGCTAGAGCTTCATCGATTATATCCTTTGGAATGAGCGACAAGATGGCGTTTCGAATTAAAATCGCGCCGCGCCTGTTTGTTAGCTCGCGCAAGTCTCTTTCATCCGGCGTGACCCATACAGTTTCGGTCCTGTTAGTTGCGGGGTTTTTTCTCCGGCGCTGAACGAGCTTCTTGAAATGGTCTTCGCCTTCATCATACGCATTGGTTTCAAGATCGAGCGCCCAGCCTTTGATCGTTCTGGTGTCATCGTCTTCCCGAATGATTTTTAAGCCAAAGCGGAAATTGCCCCAAATACGAGCCGCTTCCCTTGCGAATGGGGCGGATGGCCCGCTAACCTGATTGTCGCCGCGCGGAAATTCGTACTGCGCTTCATCGGCAAATGATTCGCGTCTACAGGCGGCGACTAAACGCTCGGAGCATTTCTTTTCATCGCGCGGTTTTCGCAGCGCCATTATATATGCCGCTTGAATTTCGGCTACTTCTCTTGCCGCAGACCCTGATGGGTCCAGCTCGGCAAGGGACTGTTCTTGCGTGCCAGCGATTTCATCGCGCTTAATGATGTCAGCCATTGTTCCTCCCTTTGTTGAGGCCCGCTGTTTGTCGGGCTGTTGATATTTCTCGCCATCGCTCAATAAACTTGTTCCAGTTACTCTTATCGGTAAGGTCATCAACACGCCAGGATACCGATGGAGTGATAATCGGCGGGGGCGTTTTGGGATGCCGAATGGCGAGTATGTCGTCAGCATATACTGCGCCGAAAATTGCGAAGTGTACGCGATAGCGTAATGCCATTCGGTTAAACGCTATATGGCAATGACGCTGCGCCGCAGCTAAGGACAATTCGGGGTCGGTGTGGGGTGGCCAGTAAACGGGAATCCAGCGTCGATATCGCAGGACGGCTGGCGCTTTGTTTGCCCAGCGAAGCCTAACTAGAGCGATTTGTGCCATGTTGATTCCTTTGATGGTCTATGGCTTGTCGTAAGTCTTGTTCAGTCGGGTAAGTTGCGTTCATGATTGCCACAGATACGGGACGCTTCGCGAATGGGCATTGCGGCCAATAGCCGCACCATTTCTCTGAGCACCACCAATTGGCCGGATTTGTTGGCGCGAAAGCCCCGCGCTCGATAACGTCGATGGCGCGCTCGATGCGTCGCATTTGCATTGCAATGTCGTCTTCGGTTCGAATGGTCGCTCTTGTCTCTACCTTGACTTCTTTCGTTTTGACAAGCTTATCGAGATACAATCGAGATGGGAGCTTGCCATGCACAACTCGTTTTAGCAGCGCGTACATGGTGAGCTGCTCAGAGTCGTGCGCCTCTTCTTTGCTCGGAGTCTTCGCGGCTGTTTTGGTGTCGCGGATAACATCGCCGGAACATTCTTCGATGTCAGTCTTGCCAGCGAGGTTATATGGATAACCGTCTAAATTGACGACATAGGGACGCTCAACACTGGTCGGATGGATAATGGGGGCCAGGTCGAGGCGATGAAGAACAGATAGTTTTATGGTCGTGTCGATGGAATCGCGCTTAACGGCAATTAATCCGGTTGCCCGCTCTTCTTTCGTCAGTGCGGGTTCATCGTCTTCGCTATTACCCTTCCACCTGTCTTCTATAGCATCACGGGCAATTGACTTGATATGCTCGACTTCCAGCATCGCTCCATTGTTCGAAAGTTTATTTTGCAGGTTCGCCTGCACGGATTGATGTGTCGAGCTGCCTATAACCGCCGCCACCGATGGCCGGGCCTTTCGACCCAGGACGTAGCGCTGGTAGTAGGCTTCGCCGCATTTGTAAAGAAGCTCAAGACCGGATACATGAAGATTCGGTTTATTGGCCATGCGTTGCCAAATACCAAAGAAGCATAATCCTGTCAAGGGTTTTATTCCAGGCGCAAAGTTTTTAATTGCGTCATGCGCATCGGTATGCTAAATAGGTAGACTCATGGATACTCCACTCGCAAATCTGCTTAAGCAGGAACAAGACAAGCGCAACTTAAGGCAAGTCGAGTTTGCCAAGCTAATCGGCATCTCGCAGCCCTTTTTGTGCAATATCTACCGTGGCGAGCGTGGCATCAAAGATTTTCAAACTCTTCGGCGCATCGCTAAGCTAACGCGCAAGCCGTTTGAGCGCGTCTGTCAGCTAGCGTCAGAAAGCGAAGGCGTGAAGTGATAACCATTGGCACAATAGGAGATAGCACGAGCGCGAAGCCGTTTTGCTTTGGAACCGATGCGGTAACGAGCACGCTGGTCGTTTATGGCGGTAGGGGCAAGGGCAAGACCAATTTCGGGCGGGCCTTTGCCGAAGAGTTGTCCAAAAACCACTTGCGGTTTTGCGTAACAGACCCGCTTGATGTCTGGTGGGGTCTTCAGCACGGCCCGGCAATCAACCAGGGGTCAATTGCGTCATCCTTGGTGGTACACACGGCGATATCCCAATTGAGGCTGGGGCTGGGCATGTCGTCGCCGATTTTGTCGCGGATGAGCAATGCAGCACGATCATCGTAATGAGGCGCGCGAACGGCGAGAGCTGGTCGAACGGCGAGCGCATCCGGTTTATGCGCGATTTTGTGAGGCGGCTCTTTCAACGGCAAGGCGAGAAGCGCCATCCCTTGATGCTGATAATCGACGAAGCTGGCAGATTTGTGCCTCAGATCGCAATGAAGGGGTCGCTCGATATCGCCGATTGCATTGGGGCAATCGAAGAGGCTGTGGAATGGGGGCGGAATTACGGGATGGGCATTACGCTTATTACTCAGCGCTCAGCGCGTATGAATAAATCCGTGTCGGAGCTGGCCGAATGCATGGTTGCCTTTCAAACCGCTGGGCCAAATTCCATTGCGTCCATCGTCGATTGGTTTGGCGAGCATATTCCAAAAGAGCGCCACAAGGAACTGGTAGCGCGACTAAGAAAATTGCCCCGTGGTCGGGCTTTGGTCGTGTCGCCGGAATGGTTAGATTTCGAGGGTGAAGTTCAGATCAAATTAGCCGACACGTTCGATAGCTCAGCTACTCCAAGACCGGGCAAGTCTCTTAAAGCGCCAGGACGGCCAACAAAGCCGGACCTTGAGAAGTACCGCGAGCGCATGGCGGCGACAATCGAGAAGGCAAGGGCCGATGACCCAAACGAGCTGAAAAAACAAATCGCCGCGCTTCGCAAACAGGTCGCGGAAGAATACCTACGGGGTAGAACCCAGGAACAGCAGGCCCGCGATACCGTCCATGTGCCGCATATTGAAGCGTTGCAAAAACAACTTACCGACGTTCGCGCATCGTATGAAACATTGCGCCAGACATGCTCGCGCTTGGCAGAATCGCTAACTGAGGCATCGCACTTGAGGGTGAGCGAAGTCGCGCTATCAGCTCCAGTCGTGCTTGGTATTGACTCCGGCTCGCGCAAGCCGCAAACCGAGTTTGTGCGCGGCTGTACGGGCCTCGACTCAGCCAGGCCGATTAAAAAATCAGATACTGGCACGGCTAAGCCTGATGCCCTAAAGCAAGGCGGCGAGATGAAAGTGTTAGTTGCCGCCGCGCAATACAATGGCGTAACGCGCGATCAGCTATCAGTGCTGACGGGATACAAACGCTCCAGCCGCGATGAGTTTATTAGCCGACTGAAGTCCAAGGGGCTAATAGAACAATCTGGCGAGACCCTTAAGGCGACGCAGCTTGGCATGCGCACGCTGGGGAGCAATTTCGCACCATTGCCTACCGGCGCGAACTTGTTAGCATACTGGCGGCAGCGATTATCTCCAGGCGAGCGAGCAATTCTCGATGCTGCTATAGATGTATATCCAGGCTCAGTGAAGCGAGATGATTTAAACTTGACATACAAGCGGTCAAGCCGCGATGAATATATTTCCCGGTTGATGGCGCGCAAGCTGCTGACTGCGCCGGAACGTGGTTCAATTAGGGCCAGCTCGGAGCTGTGTGCGTGGTGACATGAAAGTCGAAAAACTAACTATCAACGCCGGGCGCGTTGTCGAAGACCCGCACCATCGAGCGCCAGCGACATTCTCGTATTCATTTCAGATCGACGTTGCGGTCGAGCCTAATGACGAATGGGAAGCGGTTTTAGAATCCATGAAAGCTAAGCTCGAAGGGATAGCAGAAGATCATAAGACCGCCGTGATTCATGCCTATAATGTGCTCGACAAAATCGCCGACGACAATGGAGATGTTGCAGCGGCGATTACTGATTTTGAAGAGCTGGTCAAACGAGCCAAAAACGTGATAGACAAGGAACGCAACCGGAAAAGCGGCGTCATCCAACGTGACTATCTAAGAACTGGAAGATCGGAATTATAAAAGGAGGGTTGTTATGGCAGAGACTAGAGAATTGCCAGTAAGGCTTACCGATGCCGAAGTCGCGCAGCGCGCTGCCGACTTGGCCAATGCTACGCAAACGCGGGAAAATCTCGAAACGCAAAAATCGAGTACCATCGCGTCGCTTACCGGTGACATCAAAGCGCAAAAATTAAAGATTTCCAAATTGGCAAAAGTGGTCGCTGAGCGCGCTGAAATGAGAGATGTCGAGATAGAAGAGTCCCGCGATGAAGAGCGCTGGATGATGGTAACAAAGCGGCTCGACACGGGCGAGATTATCAGCGAGCGTCAGATGACCAGCGAAGAGCGCCAGATTCAACTGTTCCCAGCGTCCCGTGGTCGAAACAGGGCCTAAAAAAATTTAGCCTCTACTGTCCCATTTGTTAACCATTATCGTCACACCGATGGGACGTGTGTTTCGACGAATGTTTGTAAATAGTTGATTTATCAGGGTGCGCTATTTTGCGGCATAGTGCGGCAATCCGCGTTCGCCCTTTGTGGAGCGATGATGGCTAGACGACGGGATTTGAGCACGAAGATATCCCACGACAAGGTTTTGAACCGTGTTGGGATGACTCATGGCGACTTTCCGGTGCTTCTCTACACATGGATGATTGCGCATGCAGATGATGACTGTTCACTACCAGCAGACCCCGAAGAGCTTATGTATCTGGTTATTCCAGGTCGCCGCGACAAGACTCCAGAAAATGTCGCCGACGCCCTGGCAGTCCTAAGCGCTGAAGATACCAGGCTTTTAGTTAAACACGCCGACCGCATCTACTTCCCCCCTGAATCATTCTACCGTTATCAGAGCTACATTCCCAAGGAGCGGCGCATCGTGTTGCCGCATACTGACGCACAACAGCGCGAATTGCCGCAGATTGCCGCAGAAGAGCGCGAAAGTGCGCAAAGGGCCTCTCTTAACGATACGATACGATACGATAAGAAGCTGTCTTATAAGAATAAGACAGCACCCGATCCGCGCATAAAACTCTTGATAGACTATTGGGCCGAGAAGTATCTGATTGTCCACAACGAGAAGTATCACTTCGCGGGCGGTAAGGACGCAATGGCTGTTAAACGGTCATTGGCCACGTTCGGAGATATCGATGTCGTGAAAGCAAAGATCGATGAATTTTTTCTACAAAACGACGACTTCATTCAGAAGACTGGTCATACCCTTGGTGTGTTTATAACCAGGATTAACGGGCTGGGAAAAAAGAAAGGTGGCATCGATGGAAACAAAGTCAGACCACACACCGGCAAGTATCACAAATTTGGTTGATGCGATTCGAGATAAGTCCGCATTGGTAAAACCGAGGCCGGTGGTCGATGAAGAGAAGATTGAAGAAAAGATTGTTAACGGGCGCTCGTGCGTAGCCAACGACCGGCTAGGTATCCCGGCTCGCTTTATCGGCAAGTCTCTGAGTAATTTCCAAGGCTATGAAGCGGAAGTCGATTTAGCGCGCCAGGCGATATCTAGAGGCAAGAGCGCGTTTATTAGCGGCCCTCCAGGCGTTGGCAAAACTCACATGGCCTATGGGCTGGCGCTTTTGTATTATTCGAAGCATTTCGCTATTCGGAGCATCCCCGTGTTTATTTCGTCGGCACGGTTATTGTTGGATTTAAAGTCCAGTATCGACGAGGGGAACGAGAGGGCGACAATTCGCCACTATGGCACAACGCCATTTTTAGTAATCGATGACTTAGGAGCTGAGCGAATTTCCGACTGGTCGCGGCAGCAGATGTATTTGATCTTAGACTGGCGCTACAACGATATGCGTCAGACTGTAATAACTAGCAATTTAACTCTTGAAAAGGTCGCGGAGCTAATCGATGATCGGCTCGCATCTAGACTTGTCGAGATGGGAGAAATTATAACTCTTAAGGGGGGCGACTGGCGGGTTGAAAGAAAGTAGTTGACTTTGTTTTCCAGGCGGAATATAAACGCAATTGATCGTGGGATTTGAAACGTGAGCTATTGTAGATTTTCGAGCATGCAATTTCGCTGCGATGTGTACGCTTATGACGATATGAGTGGCGGTGTGACCGTGCATGTCGCGACTCAATGGTGTCCTGTGCCATCGCCCGAAATCCCGTGGTGTGGTGATGCGCTGGCCTGGCTGTGGTATCGGAAAGCCTGGAAGCAATGGCAAGAGCTGCCCTACTTGCCTCACCAGCGGCGATATGCCGGAGAGATGCGGAGCGGGTTGAGTTACCGCGAAGCGGCGGCGTGGCTCGAAGAACTACGGGGGCTTGGATACAGGGTGCCGCAAAGCGCAATAAACGAGCTATCGGAGAATGCAAATGGGTAAAGAGTCGGCTATTCCCTGGTGTGATCATACTTTTAACCTTTGGTGGGGATGCCGGGAGGTATCCCCCGGCTGTGATAGTTGCTATGCCCGCGAATGGGCAAAGTTTACCGGTTTCGGCAATGCATGGAAGGGCGTATACCGGGAATTTCCTGGGAGTCATTTTGCGGAGCCTTATAGATGGGCGCGCGCGGCTAGCGGCGGTTCTCGAAAGCGAGTCTTCTGTATGTCAATGGGAGATTGGGCAGATAGCGAAGCGCCAAATGGCGATGAGAAGCGCGCGCTGATGTGGAGAATAATCCGCGATACCCAAGATCATCTAGACTGGCTACTTCTCACCAAACGAATCGGCAATGTCGAACGGATGCTGCCCGATGATTGGGGTGCTGGCTATCCTAATGTCGTCATGATGGCTACTATCGTAAATCAACATGAAGCGGAGCGCGATTTGCGAAAGTTGTTCGCTATTCCAGCGTGGCGACGCGGTGTGTCGATTGGACCAATGCTCGGCGAAGTGAATCTTCGGCGCGTAAAAGTACCCAATATGCCCGCACCGCAGAGCGACCTGCAAATCATAAACAAAGTAGTCGAGTGTGATTATTTGTCAGGGACACGATTCACCGACCTTCGACTTGAATACAAAGGCGGCAAACTAGATTGGGTTATTATCGAGGGCGAAAGCAAGCAGGCGCAAAATAAAGTGCGCCCGTTTCGTTTGGATCATGCGTTGCAAATTATTCACGATTGCCAGGATAAAGGTGTGCCGGTATTCGTCAAACAACTCGGAGCGCTGCCGGTGGATGGGGCAGTCGTTTTAGACTTGCAGGATTGGCGTCATGGCGCAAGCATTCATGAATGGCCTAAAGAGTTTCGTATCCGCGAATTTTACAGACCGGCGTAAGCGGCTATGGCTTGTGACGGTCGCGTGCTGGCTTGGATATTTGCCGAAGCGGGCCAAGGAATTGCTCGCTGAAATATTTACCCTTGAAGACCAGATCATGATTGCACGCCGACTGCTTAAAAGCCGGAATTACGTCGAACGTCATATGGCGATTCAAGACTGGCCAATTTTGGAGCAGAAAATCAGGTTTCGACGCGCGGAATTAAACGAGGTCATCCATGAGCAATGGTGGGCGTTATGACGATAGACCAGGCCGTGAAGGCAACGTTTGTCTGTAAGATTGATGAGACACAACAGGAAGTGACATCACGCGATTTACGCAGCGAGGTTCTCGGTATTGGTGATCTTGGATTAATGGGGCGCGGCTTCCTGCTGTGTCGTAAGCATGGCAAGCAGGGCCTATCGCTTCGCGACGTAGCGGTATTGCTATATTATGCTGTGGCGCTAGGGCCGCAGCGTGATGGAAAGAAGAAACCAGCAATGAATGTAAAGAAAATGGTCGAGGGATGGACAGAATGGCTGGCAGTGTATTCAACGGCGCACGACAAAGACGATATCGATCAGATCGAGCACGATATCGATGACCTGCTCGCGCCCTTGCTCACCGCTCCAATAAAACAGATTAAGCAGTTTTATGGCGAGCTGCTAGATAGCCTCAAGAACGACAAGCGCATCCCATTTTTCGTATGGGGCATGTTCTATGGCTGGGGCGAAGTGGTGCTCAAAGATGCACATGCCGATGAAGCGATTATCAAGCTAAAAACGCGCCTCGCCAACGATATCGTCAATCTGTGCAAGCAAGACGATAGAGTGACCGAGGATATCTTCAAGGCGATGGCCGGGGCGTTGCAGTGGCGTTCAGAAGAGAGCCTCACGGAAATTAAGTCTGAAATTGAAGCTGGTGTCAGGCCGCGAGTCAAAGGACGCCAGAGCTGTTTATTCTTGGTAGCCAAGCGACGCGGCGGCAAAGAGAAGGTCGTGATGCTATGACGTGTGACTCTTGAATGCTTGGGCCTGCATTTTCGAGCGCAGCGAATCAACTGGGGTACGAACCGCACCTGTTGTGCAGGAAAACGGCGCAGGCTCAAGCATTGAGGGGTTACGCAACCATGAACGAACGAGAGCTACTATTACAGTGTTTAGCCGAAGAGGGCACAGAGATTGCCCATGCCGTATCCAAGTGTCTGCGATTTGGAATGGATGATGAATTCGAAGGGCGTCCACCAAACCATGTTCGGCTTAAACAAGAGATAAACGATCTTGTCGCGACGCTCTTGATTCTTCGAGAAAAAGGCATTTTGCCCAAACGTCTGATTGATATCAATCTAGTGGTCGCTAAAAAGAAGAAGCTTTTGTCGATGATTGAATATTCACGTTCCGTGGGTGTCTTGGCCGAAGATACATTGCGTGAGCAGCTCAAGCACATTAGTAAGCGCAAAGTGGAACTGCATCAAGAAATTCATGCTCTCAGCGAAGAGTTGAGGATGAAGTAAGATGACCGACAAGGGAGTAGGTGAGGCTTTAGAAAAACGAGTATCAGTGCTTCGAGCGCTGTATCCCGATCGCAATAGAGATGACTCGTTTGAGGATGACGTTGAAATCTCCCTCATCAGGAAGCTGGTGGAGGAACGTGCGTGGTACTACGAGGCCCAACGTGGCACGTTCTTGACAAGCGTTCACAGGCTAAAGGGCGGGCTATCGAGCGGCGCTATTATGCGCGCCATGAACGATTTTGGCATAAGAGGGGAGCTAACGATCTCAAGCGCTGGGAACGTTATCATGAAAGTTGCCGGTTAAAAGCGTTGGAGAGAACAATGGCAGTTATACAGTTGCTAAATCCCGAATTCTGGTTAGGTGAATACTGGTGGCTTACGGCGCTGGGCGTTATCGTGGCGGGCTGGTTTGCGGGGCGTGGCATCGCCAGGCTCATCAGGAGGGCGCGGTGATCAAAGCCTACTTCGATGGCGCATGTGAGCCGATCAATCCCGGTGGTCATTGTGGCTACGGCGCGGTGGTCTTTGGTGATGATGGCAAGGTTGTATGGGAGACCGCCGGTTATATCCCGCCAGGGGAGACCAGCAACAATGTCGCTGAATATACAGCTTTTTTACAAGTTCTCAGTTATCTCAAAGAGGCCGAGCTGTGTCGCCGTGAGATAGTTATTCGCGGAGATTCGATGCTTGTTATAAGGCAGATGTTTGGTCACTGGCGAATGAAATCGGGATACTATGTTGCGATAGCGCGCAAGGCCAAAGCAATGCTGTCTGATTTTCGGTTTGTGCGTGGCGAATGGATTCCGCGAGACCAAAACGGTCATGCCGATGAATTGTCAAAACTGGAGCTGAAACGTAGAGGCGTTCAATTCGCGATTCAGCGCTGAGGGGCAAAAATGGAAATGACACGCTTTGCATTCTGTCCAATCTGCAAACGCGATGCGGTGTTTACTTATGAGCTGTTTTCACCGACCAAGGATATAAAGAAACTGGAATGCACGGGCTGTGGATTGGCGGCATTGGGCGATACGCCTATTCGCGATTGGGCGCTAGCATCGATATCTTCTTTGACATTGCAGCCTGGCAGCGTCGTAATAATCGAAGCGAAAAATCGCGAGGAAGCAGCGCATATTGCTTCTTCGCGGTTCATCTTGGAGGCTCTTAACCGTCGATATCCTGGGGTCGAATTCGTCGTCGTCGCTGACGGCGTTAGCTTGAAGCAAGTCAAACTCGAAGACCTTAAGGCTCTCGTGGCGAAGCTAGAGGGGCGACAATGAAAGTGTCCGATGTTGGGCGTTCTATTTTAACCCACATGGTAGGGGCACAGAGCCACATCGATAAACGTGATTGGGGCTATCGAAACTTCTTTGCATCCGAGCCGGGGAGCGATGATTTCAAAATGCTTCTGGAGCTAGAGAAGCAATGTCTGGTGATCCATCAGATCCCAGCGCCGGGGCAAAGTGTGGTTTACTTTCACTGCACTGAAGCAGGGTGCAAAGCAGCCGGTCTCGATGAAGAGCAAACCAACAGAGCAATGGGCCGGGAGCGGCGATGAAGTGTGAAGTGTGCGACGAGCTGATAGAAGGCAACGATTGGTACTGTTGCGAGAGATGCGGTCGCCGATTCGGGTCTTGTTGCAATTCCGAACAGGACGCTCGATGCGTGGATTGTGGCAGTGATGAGTGAACAAAAGCTAAGCGCGTCGGAGCGCCGGGCGCTTGATATTTTGAAAAGCCATCCCGGCATTACGGCGCGGATATTCGCTGAACATATGTGGCCAGGGTCCAAGGGCTGGAGCAAAAGTAAGAATACCGGGCGCGGCTCGACCAGGGGCAAGGGCATGTGGCTTGCTGCCGGGTCGTATCTCGCGAAGTTGAGTTTGAAAGGGGTGGCGCATGCGGAGTCCGGAAGAGGGGGAGTCCGCCGATGGTGGGCGGTTTTCGGAGCTGGAAAATGAAAATGAATCAGATGATTTTGTCGTGTCCCGATTGTTCGAGCAAATGGCGCGAAGCCCTCCCCCTGCCAATGCTGCTGAGTGTCGCTATTAAGCGCATGAAAGCAATGGGGATTTGCCCCAAGTGCGGTAAGAAAAACGTCGTGGTTTTGCTTGGCAAGCATTACGAGGAAGCGGATAAAATCCTGCGCGAGCAGGATGAAAAAGAAAGGGCAGTGATTTATGGGGATTATGCGAAATTTGAGTAGTGCCATTGTGGCTCTCCTGTTGGTTAGCGGCTGTGTCTTGCAAAATGCCAATAAGGCTCAAGAAATGAAGGTCGGAGACAAGACCTATTTCTTCGCAACGGCTGTCGGGAATGCCTCTTGTGTGGAGTCGGTGACATCGTATCTATTCGATGCAGAGAAGCTTCTGGATGCCGCGCGGGCGCAGGGGCCAAACTTGGCGTGCGCCATTATGACCGGTGCCGGAGCGGCGGCGGTGGGCGGCGGGCTGGGTATTATTGCCGCGCGGGAGCTTCGCCCTGATCAATCGGTCAATGTGAGCCAGAGCGGGGCCGCAGCCAGCTCGACGGCGGTTGCCAATCCGGTTGTAAACAATAGTAATAATTTGAGAAACAACGCGGTTCAGATCAACCAGCCGCCAGTGCCGCCAGGGGGCATGTGAAGCGCGCGCGGTGGCGGAAAAGTGCCTTGTGGCTCGTTCTGGAATGGTTTGTTGTCCCGGTTGCGGAGAGCCTTTAATGCGTAAACGCCGAAGCGCGAAAGCGCGGCATTATAAGCCAATCCCGTGTATCGGTGGAGGCCACATAACGTTGTCGATATGGCCACCCGGCAGCTTTTTGGAGTCGGGTAAATATTGCGTAATGGTTGGCGGTTGCGGTTGTGGTGCAGCCAAGACCCTCAAAGAAGCGGAGCGATTGCTTCTTCAGCGTGCGACTGAGTGCTTGGAGAGCCGGATTTTAGATGCGAGCAGGGTTGCGCAACACTATCAAAGGCAACGGGATGAGTTGAAGTTGATAAGAATGAGAAAAACAGGGGGATAGCTTTTTAATGAAAACGCAAGAATTCCGTGCTCTTATCAGCCTTCTGTATGATTTGGACCCGTGGCCGCATGATGCGGGTGATGGAGATTGCCAGATAAACATGCTTCTGAATCGAGAGGCTAGAGCACGGGGATTCCGGAGCTGGCTCGACGCCCATAGTCACCTGAATGATTTGGGTTTATGGGTCGAGAGTGACTCGGCTGGTGGCGCTGGGGGATGATCAATGGCTGAAGCACGGGAACAAGGGGAACCAAACGCAACGCGGCGAAGGGTAAGGCATCGCGGGCGGCGTGGCTTAAGGCTACCTAGCGTTGCTCAGAAGAAGTCGCGCTATCTTCTGAAGCTGTCGCAGACTCTCGACCAGGCTAAAGCCATGCGGGCCGCGCGAGTCGAGCGCACGACGGTCTGGCGTTGGCGGCAAGACGATGCGGCGTTTGCCGCGAAGGTCGATGAAATAATCAACGCCAGCATCGACGCCATTGAAATCGGCGCGGTGTCGCTTGCGATAAACGACAAGAATGCGGAGATGATCAAATTCTTGTTGCGGTCGCACAAACGCGAGTCGTATGGCGCTAAGCTGGAAATCGAGATTAAGAATCATCCGCATGTCATCGCCATCGGGCGTGGCATAGTGCAGCTACTTCGCGAGTTCGTACCGCGCGAGCAATTCTTATCGGCAGTTCAGAGGCTCGGTGTTATCTTGGGTATAAATGCGAATATACAGGAACAGCAACCGCCATCGGGTTTACTTCCTGTACCCAACGACGACCGGAGGGTTCATGCTGAAAATGACGTACACTAACGGGGCTGGTGTGAAGACGTTGCTTATCGGTCTAAGCGCGGAAAATATTCGACGAATGGGTGAAGGTAAGCCTATTCATACTGCGCTTAAAGATATGGGCTGGCAGGACTGCGAGTTGATTGTCATAACCGGTGATACCGAAGACTCTATCATGGAGAACCTGGAACGTGCGGGATTGCCAATCAGCTCAGCAAAGATCAACGATGAACGCAAAAAAGGATGACAACAATGCTCAAATGCCCGCATTGCTCGGCCAATAACGTCAGAATGTTTCAACCGCCAAATCACGCGCCGTGGCAATGGCATTTCAAGTGCCGGAAATGTGAGCTGGAAAATTGCGTTGTCATCCCAGCGATGTTACCTGGACCTAACGATGAAGAAAAAATGGCGCAGCCGGTGCTGGTGATACCGGGAGAATTTATAATTCGCGGTCGTTCTTATTCCCTGTTGGAGCGACTTATAAATGCGGGTGGCGCATGGCTCAATTGATCAATCTCGCCATTGAACGATACAGGCGCGACTGCAATCGGGCATATATAGCGGGGTACATATTCGGCGATAATAAGGCGTTGCGGCGTATTATCGATGATGCGCGGAATAGGTTGCTAGGGCGTCTTCCGAGCGAGAATGACAGGCCGCAACGGCGCAAGGGGCGAAACCTATGAGGTTCAGAGCGATAGCTACAATTGGGCTGTGCGCAATACTTCTGTCGGTGGCGATACTCTTAGGCGCGATGTTGATTGCTGGCAGCGGTGGCGGCTGGTATTTTACCTTCAGAGGGTTGCCCGCATTCCAGGTCGCGCCAGCAGTGTTGGGGCCGTTTCGGACACAAGAACAATGCGAGTGGTATCGCGGCAATCTTAATTGGCCGAGAGCTTCGACGCATAGGTGTGAACGGGTATGAATATTTTTATCATACTGGGCGGCATCGGCACGCTCATCGGTTTGGTATGGGTCATGGTCGAGCTGGGAATTGTATGAGTCAAGGGCGCGAACGCGAAAGCAACCGTGGATAACGCTATAGCGAGATTCGTTACGGAAATCATTTTGCCAGCCATTGGCGTCGGCGTGTTGTTTGTCGCGCTATGCGCGGTTGTGAAACTCTTCGATATTTACAAGCGCACCAGGAGATAAAACAGTATATGCAGGTTCATGTGATAACCGGTGGCGACCGCGATTGTGTCTCACTTATTCCAGAAACTGTGTTGGAAGCGAGCGCTCTCGTATTTATCGCTGTCCAAAGCCTCATCGACAAATCTCAGATAAATTTGATATGTGGCCCATGCGCGTCGCCACCATTGGAATTGCGCATATATTTAGGGCCAACGCGCGATAAGCCATCGGCTACAGACTTAGCGGCCATCGACGAGACCCCGTAAAATAATGCGATCAAAGCGCTCCTGTAGACATAAGCCGAAGTCGAAGAATTTTCGCCATCGCGTATGCTTCGGCCATCCCGATTGCGCCGATAGTCCAGATTGCGCGTGTCATGCTACGTGCGCACCGTGCGCACCGTGTCGAGTCAAGAAAGAAGGAAAGCGATGAACTGGGTTATAAAGTCCGCCATCAACGGGCTAATCGGTGGCATGATTACGACAAGTGCCGTAGCGCAGGTCATCATGGTACGTCAGTTAGTGCTTACGCAGTCGCCGGAGCAAGAGGAACGCATCAAGGCCGTTGAACGCAAGTATTCATACGACGCTGAAACGTTGCGAATTGCGCGCGAATGGGAACGCCAGGAGCAATTGGACAACAATCTCTTTGATTTGCTCGAAGAGTTAATTGCCCTTAATCCCGAAAAAGCCGAAGAGATTTTCAAGCGCCGGTCTGTTATCTTTCGGTATGCCGATGGGCGAACAATAGGTGTGAAAAACGAAAAAGAAAGGCGGTATTGATTTATGGAGTCAATTGATAGAAAGCGAGTTATCGTGGCAACGCGCGTCGGCGAGCCTGGTAATGTCAAGACCGACGAAGACGGCGTGTTTTTCTTCGCTGGCGACGCGGCTTTTAATAGGGCCGTGCTCGATACGTACAAGCGGGAATGTGTCAAGCTTGGCGCTGGGCCACGGCAACTAGAGTCGGTTGATTTACTGACGGCACGGGTCGAACGATATAAGGCGCGATATCCAGAACGGATTAAAGTGCCCGACGTTGATGAAGGCGATGAAGCCAAGCGCGTGCTCGCGCCCAATGAGCCATAGTTCGGCATGGATATCGGCGTTGCTATCTCGCGTGCGTTGTGGGAAGTCGCGCAAGAAGAAGCGCAAATATACTCGGCGCGCTCGACGGTGCCGGTATTGCAGCGCTTGGCGCGCGAGCTGCCATTCTGGCAGTGGGCTGAACGCTCAGGGCTATGGATAGACCGTGAGACTTTCAACTATCGCGACTTCGCCTACCTGAAGCCAATCTACGAAAGCTTTCCCGACCTGCCAGCGAGTGACGATCAGGTCTATGGGCATGAGAGCGTTGTGCGGAAGAGCGCCCAGGGCGGCGGGTCGATCATTTACCTGTTATGGGCCGGGATTTACTTGCCGCTACGCCGACCAATGAATGTCGGTTATTACCTGCCAGACGAAACCACGACATATGCCTTCTCGGATACTCGCTACAAAAAAATGATGCAGCATAACCCCGACCTGTTGGCGTTGATGGAAGATAGGGCCGGGCGTCAAGATATCGGGTCAAAGTCTATTCGAAAGCTTGGACCATCGACCGTCATGTTTCTCTACACCGGTATGAATATGGGCATAGGCCAAGGCCAGCGCGACACCATGAGAACTGAGGCAATGCCGCTCGATGTGCTGGTGTTCGATGAAGTTCAGGGCATGACGCGGGGGCAAATCGAGAAGACTCGCGAACGTGTATCAGCATCGTTTATCAAGGGCATCGGGATGGTCTCAACGCCGAAGTGGCCAGAGGCCGATATCGATGAATGGTTTCAAAACTCCGATCAGCAACACTGGCATTCCGACTGCCGTTGCTCCGATGGCATAGAAATGGCCGAGCAATGGCCGGAGTGTATTGCTAAGCGGCTCGATGGGCGCGTGTACTATCGGTGTCCGCATTGCGATACTGAAATCGTTGACCCGCAACGCGGACGCTATATCGCACACAATCCAGGTCACGAGATTCGCGGCTTTACGTTCGGGCAAACAGCATCGCGGCGCGTCACGGCCAGTGAGATGCTAAAGGCATGGGACGAAAGCCACGACAAACAAAACTTTTATAACCGCAAACTGGGACGGCCATATTCGAACCCTAATGAAATTCCGATAAACCTGGAAATACTGAAACGGTGCTATCGGACGCATTACGATTGGCCGGGCTTGAGCGCTCAGAACAAGCGGCAAGGGGAGAATTTTTTAGGGCTTGACCACATGGGCAATCTTAATGTAATAGTGGTCAAGCGGCGCATTCCAGGCGGAAAGGAACGGATACTACACCTGGAATGGATTGAAGACTCGAACCCCTTTGTGCGCGCCTACGAAATCATGACTGAGTATAATATTTTGTATGGGGCGCTCGAATCGCTGCCAAACTTCAATGAGGCATTTCAGTTCGCCAAAGAGTTCGAGGGCCGCGTGTTTGTTATCGAGTATGGCAATCAGGCGATGGCCGGTGAGATGTTAAGATGGCGCGACCGCACGACAAGCGACCCCGATGCCGTTCGGCGCACGGTCGATGAAGCGCGCAATCGGTTTGTTGTCAGCGTCGATCAATACAAGTTTATGAGCTATGCGCTGGGTAAGATTCAGGATGGCAATATGGAAATGCCAGACCCGCTAAAGAAGCCGCTGCTTCAGCGTCGCCTTGTCAATGGCCGTTGGATTAACGATAATCTGGCGGCGCTGTTTACCAAGCATTTAACGAAGGTCGCTTTGATATCGGAGCGCAGAAACGAGAAAGAAGAACGCCGGACCAATCGCGTCGAAAAGATCGGTTCAGAAGACCCGCATTTTGTCTATGCGAATATGTGCGCTGATGTGGCGATATCGCGCGCCTATGGAACGACTCGCTTGGTTACTCACGAAATCGATGCCGATCAAGCCAGCGCTATCGATGCCGATAGACAGATGCGGGCCGATAATCCGGCAATGGCCCAGCTAAAAGCGCGGATTCCCCATATCGGCCAACGGGTATCCGAAACGTGTGGCGGCTGTAATAACTTTAATGCCGAAGAGGGCAGCGCCGAAGGGCGTTGTCTTGGCCTCCAATGGCATAACCAGATTGTCAGAAACCAAGACCCAAAATGCGACGACTGGTTGCCGCGAGATGTGAGAGCATGGGAGAAGAAATAAATGAGGCGCAGTATTGGCAGTAAATTACTCGGCCCGCATTTGCCGATGTGCTGGCTATGCAATGGCCCGCTAGCTAAGTATGGTGGCATTTTCGCGCTCGTTCAGTTGCCGAATGGGTGTCAGGTAAAAGTCCATAAAGCGTGTAAGCAAGATACCGAAGAACTGGTTATGGAAGACACGCATTGTTTTCCAGAAATGATTCACAACCGATGGAGGGAGGCAACATCATGACACAGGACGACAAATTGGTGAGAGAGGTCGTTCGCTTGGATTTGCCAAACGAATATTGGCTCAAAAAAGAAGATGACAATGGTTGGTGGCTCGGTCGAGGGCGGATGAACCTTGCCCTGAAAATTGTTCCAAGCGTCCCGTGCGGCAAAGGAGGTTCCATCGACAGTGCAGTGAAAGAGTTCGTTCGCTTGATGTGGGAGGTAAGATGACAATTACAGGCTGGGTATCGTTAACATTGCTAATCGGCGCATTGATCGTAGCGCTTGTAGCATTAGAATCGAGAACGTTCGACAGCGGCGACTGCGAGCGATGGGCCGCGAAACCATTGGCAGAGCGCTCCCTTGAGGCGTGCCGATGAAAGAGGCGATGCTGCTTGCGTTGTGGCTTGCCATGTTGGGCCTAATCGGCGCGGCGGAAATAGAGACTGAACCGAATTCGCTCCAGCAGCTCGAAGAGTTGAGGCGCAAAGCAGACCGCATTAAAGAAAATGAGCGAATACTGTTTTTAGAGTTTATGCGCAACCGTAGACCACAGGCGGACATAGATGCAGACGTGCGCGCCTGGTCGGCATCGGCGCGCATCGGCGCGGTTACAAAAGTGTATGAGGGAACGGATGGCTGCAACGCTTATTATTTCTACTACCACAAGATAACGAGAACAGAGACTATCCGTTCGGTGAACGCTTATAGAGTATCGCTGTATTGTTAAAAAGGGCGTCGCGCGTCGGTCGGCGCTCGACCCCATAATCGCCAAAGTAAATCTGCATATGCAGCTTTAACTGCCCATTGGGGCCACGCTGCGAGGAACCCCAGTCCAAGCTCAAAATAGAAAGGCGAAAAGCATGGCACATTTCCCCAACGATGAACCCATCGCGCGACGCGATGACCTGGATAGCTCCCACCAAAGCGCCGAAGAGTTAACCGAGTCTGGCGAGCGCGACCGGCAAAAGACCCGCGTTCTTCAAGCCGTCACGGCAAACCCCGGCAAGACTTCGCGCGAGCTGGCGGCGATTACCGGCATTCCCAATGAAGTCCTGCACAAGCGCCTACCGGACCTGCGAACCGATCAGCACCTAATGAACGGTCAACAGCGCCAGTGCTCGGTTACGCTGCGCCGCGCGGTGACATGGTATATCAAACCGCAACCCGGCGTTCAGCCGTCGCTCTTTTCCTCTTGACTTATTCCGCCTGCAAAGATAATCTTTGAGCATGAAGATACTTCATTGCTCATTATGTGGCGGGCAACTACGGATTAACGTGGTGCTGCGCCTGTGTCACGCGCGAGTCTGTTGGTTTTGCGCACCTAGCCACATTCTAGACTGCAATGCGTGTCTTGCGGTGCGTATTGCATGGATAGTCGTTGTAGGCATTGCTATTTATCTGGCGCGTTGGATGGCTGTATGAATTGGGTAAGTGTTCCAGCGCAGCGCGTTCTCCAAATTCATCGACGCGAGTTCGACCTATTCGAAAGACGCAATGAAGATGGTAGCTATGCCCTCGAAGGCCAAAAGATTGCGCTGTTTATTCGCAAGGCCGATGGTCGAGTTTTCCGGTGGGCCGATATACAGCCGGGCTTTGCAAATATGGAGCGTGATGGGCAAATCTATTTTCTAGTCGAATTGTGAGAGACAACCAATGGCGCTAGTTCCGGCGATCTCGTTATATCAACCGTGGGCGTCGCTTTGTGTGCTCGGCAAGAAGCGGTGCGAGACCCGCGACTACCCAACGCGAGTACGAGGCAAAGTGTTTATTCATGCCGCGATGCGATTCGACAAATGGCAGCGCGAGTTAGCTTACGACGAACCGTTCATAGGCGCGCTGAAGCAATCGCCCGCAGCGTGGAACACAGATGTCGCCCTGTTATACGAGCCGCCCTTACCGTTGGGCTGCATCCTCGGCATGGTCGATATTGTCGATTGTTTTCAGATGCCGACAGACGATTCGCCGCTACCCATAGAACTGTATAATCGGATTCATGACGGGCACGAACTGGCGTTTGGTGATTATACGCCGGGGCGTTGGGCATGGCTGTTAGACAATCCGGTTGCCTTCCGCCAGCCGGTGCCATGTAAGGGCCATCAGAAATTCTGGTATCCAGAGCAGTTTCTAATAAACCAAGAGTGGGACAGCAGGCCATGATTCCTCATACCTGCACACCCTATTGCGATGGACAGCGTTATTGCGTGGAACCGGGCACGCACACGCTGGATGTGCGAACGAATTACATACTGACTAAAGATCGGCTTAATTGGCAATTTCCCGTCATAGTGTTGCGGGTAAGTCGCAACTATGAGGCCCCACTTAATGACCGGCCTGGTTATCTTCGGGATGGGACTCCTGCTCAACAGGCGGCGACAGACCGCACTCACCCCTACGCATGGCTGGTCACAGTAAAGGGGCGTGAACGTAACGAAGAGCCATGAACATTATTCTGTTGAGACAATTTCTATATGTGACGGTCGCAGTAGTGTGTTTATCAGTGATTGTCGTTGTCTTCTATCTAGGTAGCCAACGGATTCGCGAAGCGGAAGCGTCCTGTCATGCAAGTGGCGGGGTGTACGTAAGAGTCTATGACGGCTTCGCGTGCGTCCAGCCTTGCGCTAGTAAAGGAGCGTGAACACAATGGCCGGTGAGACAGTCTTTATCGATATCGAAACGGTGCCAATCGACGGCGCTGTAGAAAAAGCGACGCCATCCGATCTTGCAAGCGCCAATGAGGTTATTAAAGAGCTGAGCTTATCAGCATTGACGGCGCGCATCTTGTGTTGCGGCATAGCGATCAATCACGCTGAGCCTATTATTTTGGACGGCGAGGAAAATTCGATTCTCCAACGGTTCTGGACGGCAATCGCAAAAGCGAATTGTATCGTAGGGCACAACGTGCTGGACTTCGATTTGCTGTTTATTTTGCAGCGGTCGATTATCAATGGCGTTAGGCCGTCGCGCGATATCCCATTCGCTAGATTTAAAGACTGGCCAGTGTTCGACACTATGCAGGAATGGTGCAAATGGAGTTTTCGCGGGAAGGTGAGCCTGGCAGCGCTTTGCGAAGCTTTGGGAATTCCCGTCAAACAAACCGGACTGGATGGCAGCAAGGTGTATGATTACTATATGGCCGGTCGGCTGGAAGAAATCTATGAGTATTGCAAGTCCGACGTTGTAGCGGCGCGCGAAGTGTATAAGCGGCTTACGTGGCGAACGGGGCCAGGAGGAACGGCGATATGAAACCATTTACGCTAGGCGAAGACGTGTTCAAGGTCGAGTTCAAGTATCAGGCGCAGGGGCAGGCAACGCGCCACGGTTTCGTCACTTGCTTGCTTTACAAGAACGGTGAGTTGTGGAGTCGAGCGAATGCTTCGTGGAGAGACAGTAAGCGGGTTGCTCGAAAACTTGCACTGGCTAAGTGTATAGGGAGCACGGGGAAGGCAGAAGGGCGATTCGAAATCATGATTCGCCCGCAGCGGAAGCTCTTCTGGACCGAAGTCGCAAGGCGAATGCGAATGGTTGAAGATAAAGCCGTCGCCGGGCATGTCCCTGGTAATTGGGTCTGTGAGTCATGCGGTTTCGTTCTGCACAAGAGATTCCTTGCGGCGCAGACCGGGCAGGTTGGAACCGACGACCGGTCGAAAATAGAGCTATGCCCCAACGATAATACTTTAATGCGCCGACAGACCTGGAGGGAATATGCGGATGGCTGTGACGTGGCAATTAGAGGTCTGCACCGTTTACTAGATTTGCAAGAGGCGCAGATCACCGCCCTCCGCGCCGAGCTGGCTAAGCTAAAAAATTCGCCGGTTGATTGAAAGTCGTGACCATATGGCAATAACCGATATAGAACGCGCCCAAATCTTAACCACAGCCCGATGCTTTCATTCGACGCACTACAATTGCGACGATGGTCCATGACCGATTCAGGTGCTTCTCAGTATGAGAAGCGACGGTGCGATAAATGGAGATTTGGCTATTGGTGCCATCGACCCCATCATAGAGGCCCATTTTGACATTTACGAAGCGGTCGGATTACCACGCCAAACACACTCGATCTGGCGGTACTCAAAGATGCTGGACGAATTGGCAAGCGGCATTTTGGAGTATTTCCGGAAATGAAAGGGGATTCGGAATGTGTCAATGCACGCCGGAACTGAAGACACCGTTTTGCGGCAAGCCGGGTTGCGAATGGCCTGATGAAACTTCAAGTGCATCGTTGAAGCAATTGGTGATGCACCTTGAAGCGTGCGTAAAGCTGTTCGAAAAGTGGCAAGCGGGAATTTTCAAAACGATGGGAATTATTTGGGATGGCGAGCCGGTCGAAATCGTTCGCGCTCGCGCCGCCCTTAAACATACAGCCTTGCGAACGACGGTGTGCCACGTTTGCGGCTGTCCAACTGAAATTGCATGCGCAGATTGCCGCATGACATTATCAACGACTGTTTTCGTATGCCCATCGCGATCATGTCGCGCGTACCACGAAGAGCGCTGTTGCGCGGCGAAGCTTCTGGAGCGCTGGCAAAAAGACGCCATCAATAAGTCGCGAGCCGTTCGCGCCCTCAAGATCAAGGAATGAGGCAATGCCTAAGCGAATCCAGCGTAAACGAACCAAGGGCTGGCGGATGCCAAAGGGCGCGGTCTATGTAGGGCGACCGTCATTATTGGCAAACCCTTTTAAGGCTAAGGACTGGGGTCAACGTGGAGCGGTTGAAGCGTTCCGGCTGTACTTAGAACACAACACGACGGGCTTTGGCGTGAAAGCGTTTGCGCAAGAGTTTTTGCGCGGCAAAGACTTGGCTTGCTGGTGCCCGCTGGATCAGCCGTGCCACGCCGATGTGCTGCTAAAGATCGCAAACGGAATGACCGCATGACGATTTGGAAAACACAAGATCGCCAAGGCATTAAGTATTTTTCGAGCAAGCCAGTGTGGTCGGCCATCCATTGCATTTGGCTCGGCGAACTAAGCAGGCGTCCTAAAAAACGGGATAGAGTTATTACAAAGTTCAAAAACTTCAAAAGGGTCGATGTGTTATGACACAAGCCAAAGCAAAAGCTCTTTTGCTTAAAGCGTTCTCTGTTCTCAATAAACGTCACCGGGCAAATTTCAGGTGGCACCTGAAGCAAGGGACTAGGGTGCTGTGCGGCAAACAAGCCAGCGCTTTTGTTTTGCATGGTGGGGGCTGACCGGCGCAGCTTGCCGTGTCACGGCATCTAGCCTGCGAAACGTCTAGCGCCGTACACTTGGTAGATAAGATGATCGAGAAGGTATGCGCCACTGATAAGAAAAAGAAAGATAAATACCTTATCGCGCTCAGGGCCGCGTCGCAGCGCACGGTACGCGCCGCCATGCGCAAAACAGCGGAGGACAAATGAAGAGGCAGAATAAAGAGTCTGACTACATACTACAAGAAGCCACGAAGTCACGGTGCGGCAACTGCGGCAATACCGTCGCGCTGTTGGTTCACCACGATGGGTCGCGCCGCCGCCCAAGCTTCTACATTTGCTGGCCCTGCTTTGCTGTGTTCGAGATAGGCAGAGGCCCTGTGCCACGGCAGGTTACATGACTCAAAGAACCGTGCCCTATGAATTTCTGGTCGTCTTTGTTCCGATATTCGATGGCGAGATTTGGGTTACGAATAAACCCGGCTGGGTGCCGCAAGACAAGAAAGACACTCGCCCGGTGTTTTATAAATCTGAATTTCCAGACCTATTGAAAAAGTCAGAGACTGAGCTACGCGCTATTTATAAATCAAAACAGGTATTCCCAGGCGCGAAGGTTAAACATGAAGAGCCGAGGCTTTTCTAAAAGTAGTTGACTTTCGCGTCATGCTATGACATCTGGATAGATAGCTTCGAGCCTGCTTCGTCGTCGGCGGGCCGTAGCTTACCAGCCCAACTGCCCCGGCGAGGTCCGCCATCACCTTGCCGGGGTTTCTTTTTCCACTTGACATCTATTCCTGTTTATTCAATATTAGCGGCACTTTAGGAAAGGGAGATTTTTATGGAAAAAGACGAACCGACTAAAGAAGCCCCCGCACCAGAATCTGAGCAGTCAGAATCTGAATCTGAGCAAGAAGCTGGTGAGAAAGAGTAAAACCGGACTTCTCTTGATTTTGCCCGGCTCTTCATAGATTTGGAGGGCCGGGCTGGGGGCGTAGATGGGGTTTTTCGATGAACGCTTCGCGGTAGTAACAAGCCAAAGCGCACCGCACGACGAAAAGTATGACGCGCAAGCCGAATTATTCAAAACTTTCCTTGGCGATATCAAAGACAGGTTAATTCATCCCGAAGATATCGCCGAACTGCAACATTACCTGTCCCTTCCCCAGCAAGCACAAAACGCTTCCGGCTTACAGCCATTCCAGCGCGATGTTGGTCGCGCCGACGAATTAATTTCGAAAGCCGTGCAAGCTTTTCCCGCAGGCGTCGTACCGGTATTGAACCGGCGCGGCGGACATCGCTCGCATCTCTATATCGATGAATTGGGAATGATCAGCGGTGGCCATATGAACCATTGGGTCGAGAAGCTTTCGCCCTTTGGGTTTCAGGCGCTCAAGATGATGGTGGAGCACACGCCAGTGTTAAACGCCGTCATGATTACTCGCATCCGCCAGCTAAACGCCATGTCATGCCCTTTCGATTCCCAGGATGATCATCCGCTCGGTTTTGTCTGTATTCCCAAGGGCAAGAAGGTTAACGACCGCTTGACCGATGAGGAAAAGAAAATCGGCGCGGACCTTGCGAAGTTCATTTTGAATTGCGGCGACGAAGAAGACCCGCGCAAACGAAAATGGCTTCATCAGCGCGAGAACATGACCGGCTTTATAGCCAAACTCGTGCGCGACACGTTAACCTGCGATGCATGCCCGATTGAAACTGAAATGACTATTGCGGGCAACAAAATATCAGGTTTCTACAATATCCCCGCAGAGACCGTGCGCATCGCACACGAAGACGGTTACTTTGGCGACGATAGAATCGTTGCGCTGCAAATTTTCAACGACATGGTGATATCGTTTTTTACGCCGAAGGATATCATCTACGAAGTCAGAAACCCGCGTTCCGACATTACGGCATCGCGCTACGGATTGGCCGAAACAGAAACCTTCGTGAAGGTAGTCACCGGCTTTCTAAACACGATGACTTACAACATGAGCTACTTCGACCGTAATAATATCCCGCGCGGCATCATGACCATTTTTGGCAATTTCGATGAAGAGCAAATCAACCACTTCAAGCGCATGTGGAATGCGAGTCTATCGGGTCCGGCTCAGCGCTGGCGCTTGCCGGTATTCATCAGCAAGGGCCGCGAGGCGGCATCCGAGTTTACGAAAATCGACGAAGGCGTAAACGAGATGCAGTTCGCCAAGTGGATGACCTTCCTGGTTTCGATTATTTGCGCGACCTACACGATAGCGCCGGAAGAGATCAATTTCGATTCGTTTACGTCGCGCAGCTCTACGCCGCTTGGCGGACAAGATCAAGCGGAGAAACTCGCGCAGTCGCGCGACAAGGGTCTTGAGCCGCTGGTTAGCTGGATAGAGCAAATCTACAACGAATTCCTGATACCGCTGTATAATCCGGATTATGTCATGCGGTATGTGGGCCTGCACCGCGAAGACCAGAAAAATATCTTCGAGCTAAAGAAGCTCGCCTGGACCGTCAATGAAGCGCGTCACGCCTTGGGCGATGAAGAGATGAAAGACCCCGATATTGGCGAAGCGCCGCTCAATCAGTCGCTCATAGCGATATATCAGGGCAAGATGCAGCAACAGCAGCAAGAGGCGATGGGCATGGGTCCGCAGGCCCAGGAGCACGGCTTGCCGCAGGATGTGCTCGATGGGCTGGGCAATGAAGAAGACGAAGATGGCGGCGGCGATCAAATGGCCGGGCGTCAAGACGTTGGCGAAGGCGGACAAGGGGATGAAAAACTGCGACAGGCCGAAATCCAAAAGGCCCAGCGGCGATTCGTAGTGTACGCCGACGTAAAACAGCCGCGCGATAAATACGACGGTTGGACCATATGACGCTCGATCAGTTATTTCACCTTGAATTCGAGCTGCGAGAAATGGCGGTCGCCCTTGAGATGACGCATTCTGGATATGCCAAACGCGCATGGGCAAAACATGGCCATAGCATGCGACAACGCCTGCGCGAAGCGCGTGTGGTTAGATGGCGATCTGGCAAAGATATCAAGTGTGGGTGCGGGCATTTGATGCGGGTCCATTCGAAGTCCGACGGCAATTGCTTGGCGGCTGGATGCATCTGTAAACTGCCGGAGCGCTGAAGGGCGGCATGAACGTTATTATCGAAAATCTTGACTGCGCGACCGAAGAGCAGGTCGCCGTGTTAACCGAAATGCTCACTGACTGGCATATGCCGATATGCAAGGCTGTCAGGACGCCATCGGGTCAAGCAATCGATACCGAAGAATTCGAGCATTGGTTTCTCAACGAGTTGACGCGCCGCGCTCGTAGGCGGTTTCTCAACGCGCGCGAGCATATCTGGCAAGTCGTCGAAAACTATTTAT